GCAAATGAGCTTCTATGCAGCCACTATCACGGTGACTTGCGTTGCGACGAATCAGTTTGTCACTATCCCTCATACTGGGAAGCTGACGGAAAATGATTTCGCAGCTGCTGTTTCGTTGATCGATATTCCGGTAGAGCAGGCAGTCGACCATTTCGTGAACATGTAGTCGAAGCGACCTGCCGCATATTAAAAGCCCAGCATAACCCGCTGGGCTTTTTTCGTTTACGCGTGCAACTTTAGCGGTATCTATTCGGCCATCGCCTGAGCATGGCGGCGTTGGGCGATAACGTTAAGCGCAACAGATTCTCAACGACGAAAGGTGGTGATCTGTCTCGACCCGCTCCAAAGCGGTGGATACAAGCTACGTTTCTCCTTTGCCCGGTTCGCCGGGCTTTTTTATTCCAGCTGTGCAGACGTCTGCACAAGGGCGCGCATGGACATTTCAGTGCAGTCGAATCTGCAGCAGATACAGCGCCAGTTCGGCGCGTTCATCGATAAGCAGTTGCCGTTCGCCACAGCCACCGCGCTGACCGCGCTGGGCAAGCATGTGCAGGTGGACGAAAGGAAGCAGTTTAACCGGGTGCTGGATCGTCCGACACCATTCACGCTGAACGCGGTCGGCGTCAAGGCCGCGCGCAAGAGTGACCTACGCGCAGTGGTGTACGTCAAGGATAAGGCGGCCGGCTACCTTGCGCCGTATGAAAGCGGCGATGTGCAGAAGGTGAACGGCCGTGCGGTCTTGAACCCGAAAGCGTCGCCGGTCAACCAGTATGGCAACTTGCCGCGCAACCTCATCGCTCGATTGAAGGGGCGCACCGATGTCTTCATCGGGCCGGTCAAGACCAAGAGCGGCGAGGTGATCAACGGCGTATGGCAACGGCCATACATGCGCGGCGGCAGCGGCAAGGTGCGGGGCAACTCAAAGCTGGGACGCGGCTACAACACATCGGGTGCGCTCAAGCTGCTAGTGCGGTTCACCGATCCGCAGCCGACGACGAAGCGCCTCGGCTACCGATCCACGGCCAAGGCCAGCATCGACCGCAACTTTCAGGCCGAGTTCACCCGTGCCCTGGCGCGCGCCACGGCCACGGCGCACTGACGGAAGGCCGAGACTGCCTAATAGATATGCAACGGGTCCCTCCTGGGGGTCTCTGTACCACGGGCATTGCGCGCCGCGATCTTCCGCTACGCCAAAAACTTTTCTAAGGGGGTTGTATGGTGAACCTCGCTGAGACCATGACCCAGTCGGAATTCGGCGACCTGGTCGGAATCAGCCAGCAAGCTGTCAGCGATCTGCTGAAGCGCGACGTTCTGCTGCGGGGCGAGCCGGCGGCAGTTTGGCTGCACGCCTACTGTGCGCATCTGCGCGAGCAGGCCGCCGGCCGCGCCGCCGCCGGCGACCTCGACCTGGCCACGGAACGCGCCGCCCTGGCGCGCGCCCAGCGCGAACGGATCGAAATGCAGAACGCGGAGACGCGGAAGGAAAGCGCGCCGGTCGTGCTGCTGGAAATAGCCGTCGCCGCTATCGGTCGCAAGGTCGCGGCGGTGCTGGAGGCGGTGCCCGTCAAGATCAAGCGCCGCAGCAAGAACTTAACAGCTGAGGACATCGAAATCATCACCGCCGAAATTACCAAGGCGCGCAACATCGCCGCCTCGGCTCAATTCGATATGGAAGACCCCGATGGATCTAAGCGAGATAACGAGGGCGATCCGGAGTGGACTGAAGAGTCTTGAGGTCCCGGAGCCAATCCGGCTGTCCCAGTGGGCGGCCAAGCACTTTTACCTGAGCGCGGAATCCTCGTACGTCGAGGGGGCATGGGAGGCCTATCCATTCCAGCCGGCGATCATGGATGCGTTCAGCAACGACGACATCGAGGTCGTCGTCGTGAAAAAGTCCGCGCGCGTGGGCTACACGAAAATGCTGGTCGCGCTGATTGCCTACGTGGCACACCACAAGCGCCGCAACCAGGCGGTCTGGCAACCCACGGACGACGACTCCGAGGAGTTCGTCAAGACCGAGCTGGACACCATGCTGCGCGACGTCAAGGTCATGCGCGAGGTATTCCCAAGGGGACGCGGCCACGATAAACGCGACACGCTCAAGGGCAAGATTTTCCTGGGCTCGCGGCTCTACACCAAGGGCGGCAAGGCCGCGCGCAGTTACCGCCGGATCTCGGTCGACTACGCGGTTCTGGACGAGCTGGACGGCTTTGACATCGACATTGAAAAGGAAGGTAGTCCGGACAAGCTGGCCGGCAAGCGCGTGGAGGGCGCTGTCTTCCCGAAAGAGATCTACGGCTCGACGCCGAAGTTAAAAGGGTTCAGCCGTATCGAGGCGCGGGAAGAGCAGTGCGACCTGCACTTCGTGTTCCAGGTGCCGTGCCCGTCGTGCGGCGAGCGCCACGCGGTCACCTGGGGCGGCAAAGACAAGCGCCACGGTATGAAGTGGATCAACGGCGATCCGGAGACGGTGGGGCAGGTTTGCCCTCACTGCGCCGTGCTGTACACGCAGGCCGATTACCTGCGCGTCTGGCAACAGGGCCGCTGGGTTGCTGAAGACGGCACGTGGATCGACGCGGATGCGCGGTTCCGCAACAGTGACGGAGATATCGTTCCGCCGCCGCGCGCTCTCGCGTTCTACGTGTGGACCGCCTACAGCCCGCAGGCGACCTGGCAGGCAATCGTGCGCGACTACCTCGCTGCCGTCGAAAAAGCACGCGCCGGCGACACCAGTGAGCTGAAGACCTGGACCAACACCACGCTGGGCGAGACCTGGCAGGAAGCGGTGGAGAAAACGGAAGCGGACGAGCTGATCGCCCGCGCCGAGAAGTATCAGCTGCGGACCGTGCCGATGGGCGGCCTGATCCTTGTGGCCGGCGTTGACGTGCAGTCGAATCGCTTTGAGGTGGTCGTGTGGGCCATCGGCAAGGGCGAGGAAATGTGGGTAGTCGATTACCACGTCATTGATGCGAACCCGGCGGACGAGCGCGAGTGGGAAGAAAAGCTCGATCCGTACCTGTCGATGCGCTTCGCGCACGCGGGCGGCCAGTCGCTCGCCATCGAGGGCATCGGTATCGATACCGGCGGCCACTTCACGCACCAGGCTTACAACTACTGCCGCACACGCAACCGCGAAGGCGTGCACGCACTGAAAGGTGACAGTCAGCAGGGCAAACCGGTGAAAGGCCGCAGCAGCCTGCAGGACGTCAACTTCAAGGGCAAGGTACTCAAGCGCGGAGTGCGGCTGTGGATGGTGGGGACCGACACGGCGAAGGACTTGATATATGGCCGCCTGAAGGTGGTGCAGCACGGACCTGGCTACATCCATTTCTCGACCGCGCTGCCGGCGGAGTTCTACGCGCAGTTGACCGCCGAGGTACGGGTGCTGCAGAAGACCGCCAGCGGCGAGCAATACCGCTGGGTCAAACGCCAGCCACGAAACGAGGTGCTGGACTGCACCGATACACAGAAAAAATGTGGGCCAAGTTGGAATCCGTTGTGTGTCCTCCGATTGCCGACATGTTCGGCGCGCAGGTAACGCTGATCGAGCCTGCTGAGGTAATCACCGACGCGCAGCTGGAGGAAAAGGCGGACTTCGTAAAAGTAGTCGCGGTGGATACGCCACCAGCGAAGAAACGGGCAAGGCGCCTGGCATAAGGAAAACACATGGCTTATAACGCACAGCGAGGCATCCTCGCCGGTATGCAGACGTCTGCACTGCGGACGGCGTTGACGAACGCGCAGCAGGCGTACATCGATCTGACAACGGGCGCGAAGGGTGAATCGTATTCGTATACCCAGGGCGACGGCTCTCGCACTGTCACTTACACGAAGGCCAACATCGCCGACCTGACGGCACTCATTCAAACTCTGCAGGCGCAGCTGGGCATCGTCCAGCGTCCACGCCGCGCTATCCGGTTCCGATTCTGATGAGCGATCCAGTGAAAATACTTGGCGCCAACGGCCTGCCGCTGGCGCGCAGCCGGCCGTCGATGTTACACGGCAGCCGCAACATTCCGTACGATGCAGCCGACCGTAGTGGCGATCACATGGCCGACTGGACCCCATACCTGGGATCACCAGACGGCGAGATGAACATGTACCGCGACACCATTGTCGCGCGCGTTCGTGACATGGTGCGCAACGACGGCTGGGCATCCGGCGCCGTTACCCGGCTGCTGGACAACGTCATCGGTGCGAATTTCCGGCCGATCTTCAAGCCTGACTGGCTGGTCCTGAAAGCTCATACGGGGATCAAGGGATTCGACCACGTGTGGGCCGACGAGTTTGGTCAGGCGCTGGACGCAAGCTACCGCACCTGGTCCACCGATGTGGGGCGCTACTGCGACGTGCAGCGCAATCTGACCATGTCGCAGATGCTGCGGCTAGCGTTTCGCCACAAAGTGGTCGACGGCGACGCCCTGATGATGGCGCACTGGCTACCTGATCGGGTAGGCGAAGGGCGGGCGCAGTACGCCACAGCGTTGCAGGTCATCGACCCGGACCGGCTGTCAAACCCGCAGATGGGCTTCGACACCGACCTGACGAGAGGCGGCGTTGAAGTTGACCAGTTCGGCGCCGCCGTGGCGTACCACATCCGGCGCGCGCACCAGGGCGACTACTTCAGCGCGGCGAAAGCCGTGACCTGGGATCGGGTAGAACGCGAGACGAACTGGGGGCGCCCGATCATCATCCATGACTTCGATCACGACCGCGCCGGCCAGCATCGAGGTGCCGGCGGCATGTTCGCCCCCGTACTGCAGCGCCTCAAGATGCTGGCGCGGTACGACAGCGCGGAGTTGGATGCATCGATTGTCAACGCGATCTTCGCTGCCTACATCGAATCGCCGTACGACCCGGAGATGGTCGAGAGCGCACTGGGCGGCGGCGATGACGTCGGGGCATACCAGGAAGCACGCGCCGACTTCCACGAGGAGCGGCGCCTGAAGCTTGGTGGCGCGCGTATGCCTATTCTTTTCCCTGGCGAATCGCTCAAGACCGTCATGGCTGCGCGGCCCAATGCGAACTTCAAGCTGTTTGAGAG